CAAATAATTTCCGAAATGCTTGACGCTCCTTTGTTTGGATTCAAACCTATTGAGATTTATTGGATTGAAGTAGATGGTAAAATAGTACCTAAAGAGCTCAAAGGCAAGCCTTCTTGGTGGTTTGAGTTTGATAGTAATAATATGCTTAGATTTAAAGATAGAAACAAACCTAATGGAGTTTTACTACCAAATATGAAATTTTTGGTTTTACAACATAATGCAACTTATGATAATCCTTACGGTGAATCTATTCTTGCCAAATGTTATTATCCTGTTATTTTCAAAAAAGGTGGGATGAAGCTTTGGTCAGTTTTCACACAGAAATATGGAATGCCTTTTCTTCACGGTAAAATAGGGCTTGGAAAAGGGCAAGAAGAAGCTTTTGAGTTATTCAATGTATTGGAGAAACTACAACAAGACGGTATTGCTGTTACTGAAGAAGAAGTCAATATTGATATACTTGAATCATCTAAAACAAGTTCTGCTGATGTCTATAAGAACTTGCTACATTTTTGTAATGCAGAAATCTCCAAAGCTATACTCTCACAAACACTCACAACCGAGCAAGGCGATACAGGTTCTTATGCTATGTCCCAAACACACCTGCAAGTAAGAAAAGACGTGGTTGATTCTGATAAACAACTTGTTGAATATTGGCTTAATAAGTTGATAGAATGGATTATTGAATTTAATTTTGATTCTGTATCTGAAATACCACGATTTGTAATGTATGAAGAGCAAGATGTGGATATAACTTTAGCTCAACGTGACCAAACGCTTTCATCTACAGGGCAAGTGAAGTTCACCAAAGAATATTTCAAACGGAACTATGGATTTAAAGATGATGAAATAGAAATTTCTATTGAACAAACAAAGCCCCAATTCTCCGAATCTGATAAAATCAGAGAGAACTCAGCTTTTGATATTTCTCAATTTGATGAACTTACTCAATCGGTCTTAAAACCCATACTTGAAATGATAAATGAAAGTAAGAGTTACAATGAAATCCAAGACAAAATATTCGAAATGTTCCCAGAATTAAATACTACCGAACTTGAAGACTATTTAGCAAAAGGTATCTTATTAGCAACTGGGAGTGGTATAGTTAGTGCAAAGTGAGAAGTATATAATAGAATTTTTTAAAAGCACCGGTAAAATACCTAAATTTAGTGGTTTTCGATTTGAAGATCCATTTCAAACTGCTTTCAAATTGCCACCTGAAAGAGCCTTGGAATGGCTAAAACAAAGAGGTAAGAATCTTAAAATAACAAGTGATTGGGATGAACTTGATGCGGAAGCACACGACAAAGCTTTTACTGTTGCAAAAGTTATGAGTGCCGATATTCTCCAATTGATTTATGATTATGTTGAAAGAGCAAAATCGGAGGGTATGACAATAAAACAATTCCAAGATTCATTACTTCCTGAACTTGAAAAGAAGGGTTGGACAGGTGCAACTCCATCACGGCTAAAAGTTATTTATGATACTAATATGCAAATGGCTTATGCTCAAGGAAAGTATAAACAACAGAAACTTATATCTCATTTATATCCGTATTGGAAATACACACAGATTCAAAGACCTACAAAAAGACATAATCACAGTTTACTTCACGGCAGGGTCTTTCGGCACGATGATCCGATTTGGGATTTGATATATCCTCCTTCAGGTTTTGGCTGTAAGTGTTCCGTAACACCTATTAAAGATGGAAATAATGCTGAAGAAGGCTCAAAGTATTTAAGACAACTTAGACGGTCAAAAGACTTTACATTGCATCCGGCATATACTTGGAAAGTTGAAACTTCAAAGTATGTTAAAGGTTTAAGAAATCAGCTGGATAAAATGCTTAATAATGAAAATAAAATTGAAATTATAAACAGTTATGATACAGCAAAAAAATATAAATTAAAGAAAGGAGAAAGAGACCCTTTAGAATTAATAGATGTGCTTGAAAACGGTTATAAAATAACAGATGGTGATAGATATGCAGTAAGAAGTTGGCAACAAGGAAAGGAGTATTACCAATATATTTTAGCAAAAGATATTGACAAACACGAAGATTTTGATTTTCGTGGTAACGATATAATAAAAGAAAGGAAAAGAATAGAAGCAGAAAAAATATATAATTTACTTGAAAACCTTATAAATAATTCTCCTAATTATGATAAAGAACTATATAAAATCGTCCATAAAAATAAATTTAAATTAGATGAAGATAATACTATTTTATTTCCTACAAAAGAATCTTGGACAAAATCTCTTGAAGGTATGGGTAGTTTTGTAAATGAAAATACAATTCTTTTAGTTTTAGAAAGCGGGAATAAAACAAATAAACTGACTGATATAGTTGGCATTGGTGATGGCGGTTGGGATATAAGTGAAAATGAAGTTATAAGTCAAAAAAATAGTAAATTTAAAATCTTAAAAACAGAAAATATAATATTTAAAACCTATGATAAAAATTATAAAATGAAAAAAATTACTATTACATCAATATAGCAATGATAAATAAATACATAATCAATTCTCTTTCCCAAAAATTCATCGAACTACAGAAACAATTTGATGACCTTACTCCTGTACTTGAAGTAATATCGGCACTAATTGAAAGGGCGATTTCAGAAAATTTTGATGCTCGTGGTCGTTGGGACGGTAATGAATCTGATATTACGATCTTTTCAGGTGGTTCTCAGAAATGGAAAGCTCTTGCTTCGTCCACAAAAGAAAAATATCAGAAACTCGGTTGGGAATTAGAACCTACATTGAATCGCTCGAAAGGTCTTATGTCAACCATTGAAGTAAGACCGCAAGGTAAATCATCAATAGTAATATCCGCAAACTCTCCATATGCGGCTATTCATCAATATGGTGGAACTTTAACGCCAACAATTCCGATTACTTCCAAAATGCGAAAGTTCTTCTGGGCAAAGTATTATAATACAGGACTGGTCAATTGGAAAGCTCTTGCCCTAACCAAAAAGAAAGAGCTGAAACCCACTATTAGAATTCCAGCTCGTCCCTATATAACTTTGACCCAAGAGGATTGGGAAGAAATTCTTCAAACATTTTCAACTTACCTCGCCTGATTTTTTTTAAAATGAGCTAACTTGAGCTAACTAAAATAGTAGTATTTTTGTAAAGTATTTAAAAGGTAAAGTTCAAATTTATTGAGCTAACCTTGGCTAAGTGATTATGAAATAAATTTGTAATTCTAGGATTCGATGTTAAGAAGAAAATATGGAAAAAATTAGAAAAATATATTTGGACTACCAAGCCACAACCCCTATTGACAAAAGGGTTTTGAATGAAATGATGCCATACTTTTATGAAAGTTTTGGAAAATTTTATTCGCAACTCCGCCAAACACAATTCATCTAAATTTGTCGATAATGATTTAGAAATATTAATTCAACTTAATGAAAATGAGAATGATCCCAATTCTTATTTATTTTTAATTTCTGACAATGTTTCTGAAGTCGATAAAGAATTCAGGAAAAAATCGGAAGTTCATATACTTAATTCAAATAATAATTTGGCAACATCAGATTTAGGTATTCTTGATTTCAAAATATCATCAGCGTTATTGGTAAATAAATCTATTACTGAATTAAACAAAAATGATTTCGATATCATAGTTAATGATGATAAAAAATTAATAATTCAATTCAGAATATTAAAACCTAAATTTATTTGTTTTATTGGTTTTAAAAATAAATAAAAAATTTAAAATTATTATTTGTCTTTTTTCATACTTCTGAGAATATTTGCTACGGCTCTCTCATTCATACTTAATTCCCTTGCGATTTTTTTTATCGGAATTTCTTTTGCATTGTCAGCAATATACCGTTCAATCAATGAACGTAAAGAATTCACCATTGGAATACTAACTGTAATTCCACCAAGCTCTTTGATAAGAATTCGTGCCGTTTCAATTCCGCATGTTTCGGCAACAATCTGAAAATGTTCTGGTAAATCCTTCTCTTCGAGCATTTCAATAATATCTTCATTTCTCATAATTTAATTCCATTTATTTTATTAAAGATTATTCCATACTAAGACTGACAGAACATAAGTCTGCCAGTCATTGATTCAGAAGTATTCAAATTAGAACCCAACATCGTCATCATATTTATTTTCCCAGTCATTCATCCAAGAACTCGGATATCCTCCGGGACAAACATCAACATAAGAATCAAGTTCTTTTTTACTGTTTTTATTGTTCTTTTCTATATATCTTTGGCAAGAAACATCAAAGTCGAACTTAGCAAAACCAGTCTTACCGATAAACTTATGTTTTACTTTTTGCACATAAACAATAGGATAGCTTTCAGTAAAATCTTCTGAAAACTGCCGATAAACTACCATACCATTGTCGGCAATATTGAACCAGTTAGCTGACCCAGAAATATCATAAAGAGTTGGTACTTCAAAAAGTTTGCTATCTTTCTTGCGAGCCATTTTACGTGGATGAGCCACCAAGAATAGATGAATATCATGAATCCTTGCAAAATACTTCAATTGATTCAGAACCTTACCTGTGTATATAGTTTCAGAATCACTGCCGTATTGGTGCTCCAGAGTGTTCCAGGGATCGAGTATTAAACCTTTGATACCGTGTTTCAGAACTAAACCGCTTGTTGCTTCAAGAATCCTCTCTAAACGATATTCTTCATTATCAGGCAAAATGAAATAAATATGGTCATTGATAAAATCACGAGCAGTTTCCACTTCATCAAAGGTCATTCGGTTGTTATAATCTTTCAGAAATGGTTTGCCAACCAAAATCTCAATTAGCCGTAATAAATGAATTTCAATGGTTGAGTTTTCAGGTGAAAAAATGCCCCAACGCCAATTATGATTAATTGCAAGTTTAATCATCAACTGATCCATAAAATTACTGTTATGAGTAGGGATAAAAGCTTTTGTAATCAAATACTGATGACTTATAGAATCTACTTCGATGCACTTAACAGGTACAGAAGAAGTAGGTTCGACTGAAACGATACTTCGGTAACTAATTCTGTTGCTGTCAATTTTTTGTTTAACCATTTTCCTTTGCAAGCTGAATACAAATTTATTGGAAGAAAACCTAATAGTATAGGATTCTCCGCAATCCTTACCGTATAAAAAAGCCTGTTTAGTTCTAAATGTAGGTCTTAAACCTAAGCTGGCTATTAATTCGTATGTATCAGATGCTAACCGTTTATTGGTATTGTAAAATTCGCAACCTTCATCTTTCAAACAACAACCATCTGAATCCATAAGACCTCGTAATAGTTCAAGCCTTTGGTAATAATCAGCTCTTAGATAATCTATTGGAATATGTTTATCACCTAAAAGATTCAATTCTTTTAGTTTAACTTTGAGATCTTTAATTCCAAATGTATAAGTTTTACTCCATTTTTTTACTCGATGTCCAAGTTTGGCTATACGAATCATAATTTCATCATCAGGTTTAGTAATACTACCGTTTAAAGAAGTACCATCTCCCAGCCATACACCTAATAAATATGGGTTTATCAGTAATTCTTTGTATCTACCTTTTATTGGATTAGCGAGTTTTATAAAGTGATTGTACTTTTTGCCATTTTCTCCATAAATGGTTTTTGATATTTCTTCTGTTGTTTTAACAGAAGGAAATGTTCGTTTGTAAATTTGGTTTGTTCCACGAGGCAAAGTAAAAGTTCTTTCACCTCTTTTTGTCTTAGCGATTCGTTCGCTTCTTCTTGCCTTTAAATCACTTGTTAACCAAAGATGCTCTGCATCTGCAATTACTTCGTTGCCATCAGAAAATCGTATTTTATAACATTTTCTATCTTGCATAATATCTGTAACATTTGTTACATTACATTCTTCACCATTTTCAGAATAAACTTTATCTCCGATTTGTATATCTTTTAGTAATTTCATCCCGTCAGGTGTAGGAATTTCAGTTGTAATGTCCAATGCTTTCCCGTGTGATGGTATTCCTGTAACAATCGTCAACTGTGAACCAAAGAAAGTAATCAATTCGTCAAGATTTGAATAACCTGTCTTTGCTCCGTTAGGGAAGCCGTTATCGTACAAGTCTTTGAGTTCATCTCTTCTATCGTTGGCATAGTGAATACCTTCGATTGGATAAAGTTCCGATTGTTCTATACATTCTTTGAGTTTTACTTTCCCGTATTTGACCAGAACCTCATTAGCATCTTTACAGTCTTTAGGATACCTGACAATCCAACATCTTGTTTTACCAAGTCTTCGTGCAAGTTCTTCCCTTAATCTAATTCCTGGTGCATCAGAATCTGTTGCAAGGTAGATTCTGTGCATATTTTTGAAATATTCCGAACAATTGTCCAAATAGTCAAGCTTTGTTTGAATTTGTTTTACTTCAGGATTGATACCTCCATCTGGTACAGAAACAGCATTTTGAAAACCTGCAACTTCAAATGATAGAGCATCTATTTCTCCTTCGGTTATAATGCAGTCTGTTTGATTCTCCAAATCATTAAGCTTGTAAAAAACCTTTGAGCCGCCTTTTACTTGTTGAAATATTTTTTGAGAATTCCTATATTTGATATTTGTAAGGATTTCGCCAACATAATAATTGAAACATACACACCAGTCTTCTTTACCTAATTGAGATAAGAAAACTTTTTCAATAGTGATTTTGTTTCTATTGATTACTTCTTTAGTTATTTTTCGTGAAGCAAACCAATCATAGACCTTTTCTGTCGGAGAAACTGCTTTAGTAGTAACAGGTTTAGGTACGAAATACTTCACTTCTTTCTTTTCAAACAAACTACCAGAATAACCACAATGATGACAGAACCAAGTTCCTTTATCGGGATTGACCGAAAGACACTTGATATTCTTGTGTGTAGCTTTTCGAGTCGAAGAACATTTAGGACAGGTTGTTCTTTGTTCTCCAAATCTGTTTTTGTCTATTCCATAAATCCCAAAATCTTCAAATTTAACTGACATAATATTTTCTCCTAAAATGGTAAGTCATCATCAGATTCTATTTGTTGATTTATGGAATCATTAGTTGTTTCGATTTTAGGTTTTGGTGGATTTGTATCATTGTCTTCCATATACAAGTTATAGTCTGGATGGTTATCTTTCATCTTGTTATTCTTGAAAACAAAGTATTTAACTCCGTCAATAGTTTTACCAGATAAGAAAGTTTCACCCTTTTTAGATATTGATTTATATAATCCGGTTATCTTAATCATTTTACACTTTACACTCCTTTCGCTCCAAAAACAAACCATTTCGATTTATCAAGTTTATTATAATTTATGGGATCATATTCTTCCAGTGAAGCTATTGTTTTCCAACCACGCAAGGAAAAGCATCGAATATCATCAAATTCATTTCTGCTTTTCCATTTTGCCACTTTTACAGCAAATATTTCTCTTAAACCAAAATCTTCCGGTTTAAAAGTATCAGTGTCTAAAAATTTCCAATTTAGTTTTATCATTTTATTTTACCTTTCAAATATGCATATTTTTTAATTAATTCGTTAAAAGAGAGCCTTGCGGCTTCTTTGAATTCAACTCCAAAGTCAAATTTAAGTATAGCCGCACGCTCTTCAAATTCATAGAAGTCAATACCGAAGAATAGTTTGCCTTGGTATATACTATCAATTTCGATATACTTTTGATCTTTTGTTTGAACAGTTTTCATCATATCACCATATCATTATCAGCGAACAATTTCTTTTTGAATTCAAGAACATTAGCAGGCATCCAAGAATTATAAATCCATTTCATTGAAAACTCAAGCATCGTCTTCTCAAATTCTTCTTGATTCCAATTTTGTTTCTGCATAAGTTCAAAAGTAAAGTCAGCTTTTTTCCTGAACTTACTATTTTGGTTAAGCAAATCTTGGTCTGGGAAGAGAGAATCCATAATTGCCAAGAATTCACTCTTTTGCTTTGACCCAATCAGGTCTTTGGACTTGTTGTCCCGGACTTGTGCCATTGCTCTTACTCCTTTGCTTAAATTTCTGCAAAAACATATCGTAGTAAAGTACTCCGTCTTTTGACTTGTTTCGTAACTTACAAGCAGAAAGAAAATTACCTTGTTCACCCCAGAAAGAATCTTTCCTTGCCCATTCGGTTACTTGATAGACTTCATCCCTTGAACGCTTGTCAATCCTCACAAGTTTGTCGAACGTGTCCGCCCAATTTTTCAAATCTGCTTCGGTAACTTTTTGAGTGGGTGGTAAAAGTTCTTTGAAAAAGTTTGCAAATTCCTTTCCTTCTTCCGAAATCTCCGATTTCGGAAGAGAAGAATTAAATATTTCTTTTTCTTTTCCTTTAATTTCCTTTAATTTGTTGCTTTTTGTTGGCTCTGTGTTAAATTCTGTTGGAACACTGTTCAAGTTTTGTTCAAACACTGTTTCAGAAGTGTTACTGTTTTGCTCGAACGATGCTTGAGCATAATTACTCTTTGTTTGAGCAAGATTACTTTCTTGTTCTGCAAAATTAGACGTTTGTTCAGAGTTTTCTAACGATTTCAGTCTTCTTGCTTCAGCACTTTTGAGACCTGCTTCAACTTTCTTTTCCCGTTTGTTAATGTATGTACCTTTCCGTTTCCGAAGCGATTCACTCCAGAAGTTTTCTCCATCACTTACAAACAGTCCGTATTCAATGCAAGAATTGATGATGTTAGTTAGAAGTTCCACTTCCATATTCAAACTATAGGCAATACCTTTTACATGCTTATGGCTTAATTGAGTATCCTGATTTTCAAACATCATTTCAATCAATATCCAAAAAGCACCATAACCAGTGATACCGTAGTCAGCTCTGAGGCATAGAATCTTTTCATCATTCCTTGCATTTGTATCGTGAGAAAAATAAAATGCTTCTTTCATAACAATTGTTGATAATATGTTGCTAAATCTTGATTTAAGATATTACCAAAATATTCTAATTGGCAATTACTATTTCCATAAAAGAGTCTATCAATATTAGAACAGGATTTATCACCACCAAATCTTTCAATTAGTGGTGTAATTGCATTTCTGTAAAGTTCTGCATTACTAATAAACTGTTCTATTACAAAGACAATTCTGAATCTGTGAAATTCTTCTTGATGGCTTGGAGTTGTATAAACTAAAAGTGCATTCTCAATAATAAATTGATCTTTAAGAGCTTCTTCATAAGTTACATATCCTTCTTCTATGGACTTAATCCGTTTATCATATTTCTTAGTAACACTGTTATATGATTTAATATCATTATCAATGTCAATAGCAAGAATCTGTGCCGAATCAATGTCCTTTATTGAAGGTTTCCTACCATTAGCATTTGCTTTTAATATACCCGGAGAAAATGCTAAACCTTTTTGAATATGAGTTGAGAGTTCTTGACCTGTATATTCTATGTTTCTCCAGCCATA